CTGCACTGATGCCAAGGATCTCGGTGCTGACATCATCCACAAAAGCCAGCTGACCGGGATGCAGGTCAGCGCGGATCGTGGCCAGCTGCTGATCCAGGTCAAGCATCGTCCGGCCTTGCTGCTCAAGCTGCAATGCCGCCAGGCGTGCGGTGATCGGATCAACCAGGCGAGGCATTGTGTCCGGTCTTCGCCGTGATCCTCAGCAGCAGATCACGTTCCACATCAGGCGGGAGGTTTGCATCAGCAATAGCTTGCACTGCTGCCTCGATGCCTTCTTGCTTGGCGCGATTGGCTGCCGCAGTGTCGCTGTAGTGATCACGGAATGCAGGCGAGTGCGTCAACATCCAAGTGGATGCCTTCATGTCGCCGTTTTCGGCTTGTTCGGCGATCTTGTTAATCAGCCGCATGCCACCTACAGCACGACCAGCCTCGATAGCTTCGGAAAGTTTGATTTCCTCAGGCGTAGGATCTGGGCCTTTTGCGTTCTTCAGTGATTGCCACAAGAGGTCATACGATACCCCAGCCGCTGGCGCAATGTGTTGCAAAGGTGCGCCAAACTCAGCGAGAATGCGCACCTTCTTGATCACATCGTCGTTCAGTTTGTAGTGACGACGGGCTGGTTTCACGTTCTGATCTGTACGGGCATGACCAGGTAGATGTTATCAGGTTCAGCCGGTGGTGCAATGACGACCGGCGTTGTCGAGCTGTTGGCGCTGATCTCGACTTCGGCACCGGCCAGATGCTTTAGGCCATCGAGCAGGTAATGCACGTTTGCCGCCAGCTTCGGCATGGTGCCATCGGCTGCGACTGATTCGGAGCCGCTGCTGGCATCGGTTTCGGACTGGATTGCCATGGTGCCACTATCCAACTCCAGCTTCACGATGCTGTTGTGGCTGTCGGCGATGACGGCGATACGTTCAAGGGCGCTGATCAATGTTTGCCGATCGCAGGTGGCGGCATACTTGAATGCTTCGGGCACCAACGACCGAGCATTGGGGTACTTGCCATCGAAGATCGTGGAAAGCACCTGTGTGCCATCTGCAAGGCCGAACACGGCATGACGGCGATCAGTGGCAAGGGTAGCCGACTGCCGCACCATGGCAAGCGCCTTGGCGGGGATGACCAGATCCATCTCAGGTGCAACACCAGGAATGGTGCGCATCACGATCCGATGACCGTCGGTGGCCTCCATGCGGATGGTGCCGCCATCGGCGACGACGTGAACACCGCAAAGGATCTGCTTGGAGGCGTCGGTACTGACGACCGGCAGCATGGCCGCCAGAGGCCCTGAGAGGTCGATGGCAGCGATGGCAGCAGCATCGACTGCCGGCAGGTCGGGGAAGTCCGCTGCAGGGGCTACGGAGAGGCTGTAGGAGCCTGCTGCGGTGTCGATGGCGATGCGGGTGCCATCAAGCGTCAAGGACAGCGCTGCAGCGGCATCAAGGCGGCTGATCAGATCCGACAGCAGGCGATGCGGCACGACCGTAGCGCCAGGCGTGGTGACGGCGGCTGGAATGGATGCGGTGACGCCGAGTTCGAGGTCATAAGCACGAACGCGGAGCTTGCCGTCGGTGGCGGTGAGTTCGACGCCAGCAAGGATCGGATGCGACTTGCCGTTGCCTACAGCTCGTGCGGTGACACGCAAGGCATGAGCGAGATCTGTTTGCGCGATGGTGAGCTTCATTGTGATGCGGCTTCGGTGAGTGCGTTGATGATGTCGTCGTAATCAGCCTGGAAGGATGCGACCAGTTCTGCGGGGATCGGCAGCTGATCGTCCTGTGCGTTGTCGCGGATGGCGTGAGCGTATGCCTTAGCCATTGTCATTGCATCATGCAACCGGTTGATGACTGGTTGCTGTTTGCTTGGAATGTTGATCAAGTCGGGTGATGACATAAGCGATCAAAGTTTCAACATGACGTGGGTTGAGATCACCACGCATGAAGGCGCAGGAATCTGCCACGAGGCGATGGTAGTCGGTTGGTGTCAGCTTGACCAGTGCTGCGCTTAACACACGGTCACGGATGAATGCTGACCGGTTGGCGCCTGCGGCAGCGACCTGGGCATCAAGTGCCTGCAGGTCAGCGGTTGACAGGCGGATTTTGACCTCTTGAAGCATGGACTGGTGGTGTGGCCGAGCCACCATACAGGTTCTCACGGTCTCTCACGCCTTCTCACGGTCAGCGTGAGACCGAGATCCAAGGTCAGGACAGCGATCTGGGGCCCTTCTCACGTTCTCACGCCTTTTTCAGGATAGAGATACATACAAGAGAGCACCCCACCTACCCCCTTACCCCTTTCCCTTCTCTCTCTCTATATAGGGCTCTACCTCCTGTTGGAGCGTGAGAACGTGAGAAACCGCCAAACCGCAGTCGCTGACAGCGTTTTGGGTCTCACAGGTTTCCAACAGGCGTGAGGTTTTCTCACGCTTCGGAGCCGTCGATGGCCAACATGGGCACCCTGACAGCCCGGCTGGTGGTGCCAGCACCACGGAAGTAGATCGAGCCCGCCTTGCCTGCACCAGGCAGCCGTTGGAGCACCGTAGGCCAGCAGTTGGACCATGCGGTATCGCGGAGGATGGCGGCAATGGCTTCGGCGTTGTTGGAGATGAGGACGGCATCGGCATCGGTCTTGAGGCCATGGCGACCGAGAGTGGCCTCGGCAAGTTCGCGGGTGATGGATGGATCAGCCAGTTGTCGATGGAGGGCAATGTCTACAAGTTCACCAATAGATCGGGTGATGATCTTTTCAGCTTCGACGCGGATCTGATGCTGCATGATGCGTTGAATGCAGCGGCGCTCATCGGGCACCTCCGTGGCCTGGCTGTAGGGTTCCCAGTTGTTAGCGGTGATGAGTTCCTGCGCCTGTTGATCCGTTGCAGTTTCGGTGGATTGCAGAGACCATGCGCCAGCTAATAGTGTTCCGTATTGATCACCGAGGCGTTGCGAATCGAAGCGTTCGGCAGCAATGCGGGTGAACACCTTAATAGAGGCGCGGATCATTGGAATCAAGCCAATAGTGCGAGCCTGCAGGCGGTATCCGATTTCGTCGGAAATGTAGCGATCAAGGTCATGATCAAGTTCTTCCCAATGTGCAGCACGTACATCTTTCGGGATTTCGTGCGGCGGACGAAGGGAAAGCTGCGCAAACCGTGACTTGTCAGCACCTTGCTTGAGGCTGGTGGCGATGGATGCCATGAGGAACATCGAGCGGATGGTGTACCGCTGCACGTCACCTTCTGGGCTGCCTTTAAGGGTATGGGCACGGCTTTCGCTACTGGCGACACGGGCTAGCGAGAGGATGGCCTGCATACGTTGCTGATCGGTGCGTTCGTTGGATTCGGCTTCATCGAACACGACGGGACGGGCATCAGCACGAAGCGCCTGGCGGATGCCGGGCTCAGTGGTGTTACCGCTGACGATGAGGCCCATGTCACCGAGCAATGGGGTGACGAACCGATCAAGGATGGCGGACTTGCCGGAGCCGGCTGCAGCGGTGAGCCAGGCGTGAGGCCGCCACGGAAGGGCGCCGCAGATCGGGGCGAGGGTGACCCACCCAGCAAGCAGCAGGCCGGAGGCGGGTACATCCCAATGGAAGCGATCGGCGATGTGCAGCAGCTGGCTGCCTTCGTCATCGGTCAGCGGTATGGCTTGCGTCGGGTCGTGCAGTTCATGCAACCGCTCGTAAAGGTGCTTGCTGCTGGCGACACGCTGCATGACCGGCTGGCTGATGCCGTCGATCAGAAGGCGATCACCGAGGTGCAGGACGGCGCGACCTTGATCCCACCATGCGCCACGACCACGGATGCGATCAGGGCTGTAGACACCGACCGCAGCCTGCTTGGCGAACAGTGATGAGGCAACAGCAGTCCAGTTGACACCGGTCTTGGATGGGTAAAGCGTCTCCCAATAAGACAGTTCAGCGAGTGCGCAAAGATTGGTGCCGGTATGGCTGCTGCGCGAGAGGCGCATCACCTGCCCGGTATTGCGTGGCTGGTAGTAGTAGGCATCAGCATCAAAACCAAGACAGGCAAATGGTGCATCATCTGGAATTGAACGCACCTGCGGAACGGATGCGGCTGGTATTACTTCAGGCGTGACGACCGGCGGTTGCTGCTGCTCGATGGGTTTTGAGCGGTTGGCGGTGAGATAAGCCGCGGCCTCTGCTGTCGTCCAGTTGGCATCTGCCAGATCCCAGCCTTCGGGTGCATCAACTGGCGGCTTGACGATGCGGACCTGTGCGGCACCGACCATCAGAAGGCGTGACGCAAGCTTGCGCATGGCCTCGATGCCAACCGCGTCTGCATCAGGCCATAGGACGCAACGACGACCGGATAGCGGCGACCAATCGGCTTTAGCGATGGCCTTGCAACCACTGGGCCAGGTGATGACGACAGCAGCAGGAAACAAGCGCTGCGCGGCATCAGCAGTTTTTTCACCTTCGACGATCAGGACCGGTGCATCAGGTTGCAGTCGCAACGCATCAAGCCGGTACAACGGACGCGGCGCCGGCGGTGCCTTCCAACGCCATGCGGTGCCATCCCACGAGAATGGCATGATGTCCTTGGTGCCATCAGGTCTGTCGGTACGGACAACGTAAAAGGTGTCGTTGTAACGCCATGACTGGCGACCGGGCGGAATGGACGGCTCAGGGATGGCGCGGTCAATGCCGAGATGTTGCTCAATGCGGCGGCAAGCTTCGGCGTAAGGCCAATTCGTCATTCGCAGCAGCAGGTCCATGCCGGAACCGCCACCACCGGATTGATCCTTGCCACCGCATTGGTTGCAGTACCACGAGCCGTCACCGTGCTGATCGTCGAAGCGGTAGCGGTCCTTGCCGCCACATAGGGGGCATGGCTGGTGCTTATCGGTGAGTTGATCGGCGGTGAGGCCCGCCAGTTGCTGGAGCAGATCAGGCCAGCGCCCTTGTGCTGCGTCGATGGCGCCGGTCATGCCGTCTCCCGGCAGCCGGTAGCAGGCAGGATGCCATCACGATGCAGCTGCATGGACTGCTCCAGCAGGATGCGGATGGCGGTACTGCGCGACATGCGGTTTGCTCGCCAACTGTCAAGCCACTGGATCAGATCCGGCGAGAGGCGTATGGGTGTCGGATGGGCAAGGCGCATCGGATCGTGTAGGCTGCTTGCGCAGCGTAGCCGCACCGGCTACTGTCGCAAAGCCACTAGCACTGAGCGCCTATGGACTGGATCACTGACCGACTGCCTACGAAGGCAGATGCGGACGAGTGGGGAGATGTCGTGATCGGCTACGAAGGTGGATGGGACATGGTGAGATGGGAAGAGGTGCTGACTGGTCAACCATGGCTGGCGTTCAAACCTGCTGCCACCACCAAGCGCCGCATCATCAGCACCAATCGCACGGTGCATCCCAATGGTGTTGCCATCATTGATGCTGTTGCTGATGACGGCACGGCATGGTGGGTTGCGCAGGGTGATGACGAGAACGGATGGCGTCAACTGCCGCCGCTGCCTGATCGGGAG